GTGACCGGCGTGAAGTCTGGCAAGATCGCGCAGATTAGCATCAACTGGAAAAGCGCGAGCACTGACTCGTGGGGCAGTGGACAGTTCGGTACAATTCCGGAGGGTTGGAGGCCTGCGGTCGTCACGCATGGCACGTGGTCGGGGCGTGATGGTGGCAGCCAGCGTGATTTCATTCTGGAAACGAATGGCAATTTCCGTTATGTCAATTGTGGCGCGGGGCAGAACAGCGGCACGTTCTCCGGGACGATGACCTACATTCTCGCCTGAATAGCTTTCCGTAACCCAGACATGTCAACTTCAGTGGCAATCCACTGGATCGTTCGTCTGCTCGCCATATGGCGGCGGTAATATATTCACCGTCAAAAACGGGCTGATCTTCGTTGACCTAGCCGCTTTTCAAAGCACCGTGAATGTCGGGAATTTCCAAGTCTGGCAGTACAAGTCTGGTATAAAACCTTCCAAGACTGTCAACCTTGGATGTATCGCCAATGTGTCAGGCCACTCCTATGGCAAACAGGCGAAATGGAACACGGACGGGTCAGTGACTCTCATTGGCGGTGTCTCGACCGGCGATATCATCCAATGCTTCCAGAAAGTCATTCCGGTACCTGATGGCGTAATATTCAGCTAGTCTCGCATGACCGGCACGATTAAGCCTCCATTATGCCAGCAGCCGGCAGCAATATCATGCTCCGATGAATCTCTCCACGAGATTATGTTGTTGGCCATGTGAAACCTTGCCGTTGACTGTGTGCTGGAGTCGATATTGTTATCGAAGCACCAGCCGAAGGATTCACGTGCGGTCTTCCACCCTTCGACTGTAGCCAAGTTGACGGACCCCCATGAGACAGAACGGAACCTGCCGCTGTTCTGCCATAGGATGCTGAGCACGAGCAGCGCATCTGCACCTGACTGGGTACAAGCCAAAGGGATGATGGAAGTGTCAATAACAAGCTTATCGCTCGTCGTCTTCGTGAGGGTTACGGAAAACTATTCAACCAGCCAACAGCCATGAGCCGTGGAATATGCCGAGCTTGGGTTCCCTAGCGCTTGCACGGTCCCATCCGGATAGACAAGCAGCGAGAACGCGCATTGCGGGAATGCGATAACAGATCGTCCGACATCGGTAGAAGGTCGGTATTCAATCGGTATTGTTTCGTTCATCGTCGAATAGTTGTTCTGTGCACTTTGATTGAATTTGACATTGCCGTTGACGGTAACGATGTTCCCGATTCTGTTAAGGACAATCCTATCTGCAGAATACGGCGGTTTCCATGGCTGGGTTACGGAATCCCACAGTTGGCTCATCGGAGGCAACTGCTTGACAAGCATGACAGGAGTTCCAGCGGCGATACCACTGATTGGAATGCGGGCGATCGGAATCCATACGGTGCTGGAATTGTTCAGGATACTACCCGACGGTACCGTGGGGTCAGCCGCCGTGCCACTGGTGGCGGTGCCCTTCAGCACCGCGAGCGCGATCGTTTCGATGTTGTTCGAACCTCGCGTGTATTTCACGCAGATCAGGTCGTTGCGGTTCTGTCCTGTGACTCCGCTTTCGATGGTGACGGTTTCCGCCGCGGTGACGCGTGCGTATCGTCCTTCGATCACAAGGTTGAGGACCGGGACGAGCGCCTTGTTTGCTGACTGCATGGTCACGGCGGGGAATTTGCCGTCGCCGCCTTGCAGCAGGTAGTTGCCGTTTCCGACCAGTCCGGCCTGCATGGCTCCTTGGTCGCTGGATGTGATGTGCGGAGCGCCGGCCTTGCCGGTGATGAGATTCATGGTCATGGTCATTCCTTCCTATCTGTTGTGTTGTTGAGGTATGCGGCGTAGGCGGCGTCCTGCGTGGCTGCCAGCGCTTTGAACGTCTGCCAGCATGCGGTACAGACGAGCGCGCCCTGTGCGACTCCGTCGACGGTGGTGTGGGTGATGTCGTGCCAGTCGCTGGAGGTGCGTGGGTCACCGTCGGCGAGGTATGCGGAGGCGTGGCATCGGTCGCAGGTGTATCTGGTGATGTTCGTGGTTCGTGCCATTGATGTTCCTTTCTCTTTCAGGCTGTGCGCTGGTAGATGTGTCCCGGAAGGATGGTGTTGCATTCCTTCCAAGTGCCGCCGTAGGTGGTTCCCGGATTTGTTGTGGCGGTGGTCCAGTAGAGGGAGCCGACCGGGTGGGCGGCGATGAACGCCTGGCTTGCGCTCATGCCCGTCTCGCCCTTGTCGCCCTTCGGTCCGACGAGGCTTGTGTTGGAAACCGGTTTGAACGTCACGTTTTTCCCGGTGGCTGTGATCTGCGCGTACATCAGGTTCTTGCCGCCATTGGTCATGGCGAAGAAGTATTCGCCTACGACCGGGGCACGGTTGAAACTGAGTGCCCGCCAGTCAAAATCCGAGCATGCGGACGTCCAGTATCCGGATAGTATGCGTGTGATGATCAAGGCAGGCAACCCGGTCTCGCCGCGTTGGCCGGCCTCTCCTTTCGCTCCGGTGGCCCCGGTCGCGCCAGTGGCGCCGGCAGGGCCCTGCGGTCCTTGCACTCCCTGCTTGCCTTGCGGGCCGGTGTCGCCTTTGGGGCCTTTGACGTTGCCGAGCAGAATCTTCGTCATATGCGCTCCTTACTTTCCGTCATTGATCATGTAGTACAGGTCGCCCGTCGCCGGATCGTAGGAGACGGGAGCCGCCGACGCGGTGGTCGTATCCGCGTACACGGCGTACAGGTCTCCGTTCGGGTCGACCTGCAGTGTGAAGAATCCGGAAGTTGGCGCCGTCACGCCGCTGGCACCCTGCGGTCCTGTCGGTCCCTGTGGGCCCTGCAGTCCCTGCGCACCTTGTATTCCCTGCTTGCCTTGCGGCCCGGTGGGGCCTGTTGCTCCGGTAGGTCCGGCAGGGCCGGTGTCGCCTTTCGGACCTTGCGGGCCGGTAGGGCCTCCTTCTCCGGCGGGTCCGACATCGCCTTTATCACCCTTGTCACCTTTCAGCCCTTCAGGACCTTGCGGGCCGGTAGGGCCGGCAGCTCCAGTGGCTCCTTTAGGCCCGGTCTCGCCGGTATCGCCCTTCACGCCTTGTGGGCCGACGTCACCTTTTGGACCTTGCGGTCCGGCAGGGCCTTGCGTTCCGATGATGGATTGACGGGAAATCGTCTTTCCCGTGAATAGGCTGCCGGACTGTGAAACGCACTGCCAGACGATGCTGTATTTTCCGCCACCTGACAATGCGGTCGAATATTCATTGACGAGTGGTGTTCGGTTCAACCATTCGCTCACGTTCCCCGTGAAAGTGGATCCCACCGGATATTCGCCGACGAGGGATTTCTTCATCACGAGCGCCGGAAGGCCGACGTCGCCTTTAGCTCCCTGAACGCCCTGCGCTCCTTGCTTGCCTTGCGGGCCGGTGGCCCCGGTATCGCCCTTGTCGCCTTTGGGGCCTTTGATGTTGCCGATCAATAGTCGCGCCATGTGTCACCTTTCCGGGATGTCCACGTACAGGTTCCCGCTCTCGGAGTCCCAGACGAACGAGGGTGGGTTCGTGTTGTCCGGATAGTTCACGTACAGGTCGCCGTCGCCTTCCATGCTGAGCGTGAAGAAGCCGTTCGAAGGGGCGGATACGCCGCTGTCGCCCTTGTCACCCTTCTCCCCTTGCGGGCCCTGGATGCCTTGGGAACCTTGGATGCCTTGTCTGCCCTGGGGACCGGTCGCTCCCTGTGGACCCGTGGGACCCTGCGGACCTGTGGAACCCGTCGGGCCTTGCGGTCCCGCCGCGCCGATCGCGCCGGCATCACCCTTATCGCCTTTCTCGCCGCGTATCCCCTGCAGTCCCTGCGGGCCTTCGGGACCGGCGACGCCTTGCGGCCCTCGCTCCCCGGTCGCTCCTTTCTCTCCCCGAGGACCGGTGGGTCCGGTCGCTCCGGTGGCCCCCTGTGGTCCTGTGTCGCCCTTGTCGCCCTTCTCCCCTTGCGGACCCTGGTCGCCTTTCGGAAGCCCCAAATTCAAGGTTTTGTCGCTGCCGGCGCCCGTAAGCGACGCGCTTGCCTGTGCACCGGGGGCGAGCGTGTCCACCGAACCGATTTTCAGGCCGGTGATGTAGTCGCCTTTCGGCTGTTTACCCGACAATGCGTTGTTGAGCGAGTCGATGTCGTTTCTGGTCACGTCGGCGCTGAACGTCCAGGCGTCGAGTTTGAGGCCGGCTCCAGCGTAGTAGGCGTGGCCACCATCCCCGATGGAGGATTCTCCGCTGTTGCCGCCGGCGCTGGCACCTCCGGATTCGTAGGTGACGGTGAGCACGCCTCCCGAAACCTTGACGATCTTCTTGGAGATCTCGGCAGTGACGACGAGGCCCGTGTTGTTGTCACGGCCCGTGACCAGGTCGCCAACGTCCGCGTCGATGCCGTCGGGAATGTCCACGTCGATGGTGCTGGTATTCCGAAGCTCCTGGAATTTCTGCCTGCCCTTGTCCTCGAGCTCGTCGGCTTCGGCGTTGGACAACTCGTATGTGGCGGTGCGTTCGTCAAGGCCTTTGAGGGTCTGCGTGTGGCTGAACGTGCCGTTCGCGTCGGCGTACCAGTGGATGACGGTACGGTCCTTGAGTTCGCCCTTGCCCAGGCAGATGAGATGGTTGATCGGGTGCGCCGCCTGTTTGGCGGTGAAGTCGATGAGGTCCGAGTCGATGCTGTCGCCGATCGTGCGGACGGGCATGGCGCTCATGGATACCTTGTCGCCGTCATTACGCAACCGGAGTTTGAGTCCGCTTGCCCTGAGCATCTTGACCAGACCGCTGTACAGGTCCACGTACCGGTCGAACTGGCAGGTGGTCTTGTGGTCGGCGCTTTCGTCGGTGACGGTGAACAGGCCTTGCAATCCCGCACGGCTGACGAGCGTGCGCATGATGACGGGAATCGTGCCGGACAGGGTGAGGTAATCGTTGTTCCCGTCCGGTTCGATGATCTTCGAGGCGAGCACTCCATGCCAGTCGCGGCCATGCCATGTGACGGTGGACAGGCCTCCGTCCACGTCGACATCCGTGTCGTCGATGATGCCGCCGTACTCGGTGCCGTCGATCATGATGCGGCTCCCCGCCTTGAGCGCGGCGTCTTCGACCTGCAGGTCGAAGTCGTTCTCCCCGCTACCGAACGCGAGGTCGAGCGTGTATGAGGCGTGGCTCGCCACGGGTTTGCCTGTGGCGTCGGTGACGATCAGGTCCATGGCGGTTCGCTCCTTTCCTCGCAGACCGTCAAGTCGAATTGGAATCCTCCCGGCCAGCTGATCGGCTGTGTTCCGGGCGCGAGCGGTTGGAACACGTACCGGCCGGAATCCTTGCCCGACCCTCGCACGGCCTGCGCGAAGCAGTTTGTGGCGAGACCTGTGCCGCTGACCATGGTGACGGTCCTGACATCGCCGGTGCCGTCGATTTCCAGACGCGAGCCGGATGGCACGGTCACGTCGACCTCGTACCGGTTGGTTCCGATGATGACGTACGGTTGCGCGCATGGTCCGAATATCGTGAGCTTGACCGGCTGCGGGATGGACGTGTCGTTGACGATCTCGGCACCCAATGCCATGCCGGCGAAATCATGCGGATAATCATATGGATAGTCAAGGTCGGCGGTTCCGGAATCGTATCGCGGCGTGAAATGCGTCATGGTCGGACGGCGCCACACGCCATCGGCCAGCACGATGGTCAACTGCGTCTCGACCATCGTGGGCGTGATGGATTGCGGTTCGCTTTTCGTGATCCACGCTTTGGCTTCCCATTCGCCGTCGGCCACGAGCGTGCCCGGGTTCCCGGATGCCATGTCGGCGTCCGCGAGGCGGCGCAGTAGGTCGAGCGTGGCTGGAGAATCGTGGATCTTCACGGTGACTGTCGCCTCGCGTGCCTTGCGGGTGATGCCCGTCATGCCACGTGAGGCGAGGCTGTAGTCCCAGACGCGGGCTCGCAGTCCCGTGAGCGTCTCGCCGTACAGCGGCCCCTCGAAGCCGATGCGCTCACCTGTGGCCGCGCACACGTATTCAAGCGATTGCACTTCTCACCTTCCTTGCGAAGTCGCGGTCCCCTATCGTCGGCGTGTACCTGGCGATGATCGATCCGAGGTCGTCGTGCAGCGATTCGACGGCCGCGATGAGTTCCCGCAGATCGCCGTCGCCGGCATTGGCGCCGGTGCCGGCCGTGACGTTCAGCCTGCCGGTCTTCGACCAGTCCGCGTCGGAGAGGCTCATCGTGGAGACCAGCGCGTGCATGGAACGGCTGACCACATGCGCGGAATCGTCGATGCCCAATGCCATGCCACGTCCGACCATCACGCCGACCTCGTCGCGGAACACACGCGACGGGGAATGGATGCCCAAAGCGTTCTTGGCCTTGTCCACCAAGCCCGACAACGCGTTGGTGATGCTGGAATACAACGAGCCGACCATTCCTGTGATGCCGTTGATCAATCCCTGGATGATGTTGCGTCCCGCGCTGACGAGCCAGCTTCCCGCGCCGGACACCGCGCTCCGGACGGTTCCGCCGATCCCGCTCACGACGCTCCCGACACGGCCAACCATGTTGCTTACGGTGCCGACGATGCCGCCCCAGACGCTCGACACAATGCTTCCGACGCCATTCCACAACGCGGCCCACACGCTTCGGATGGTCGAGCATGCGGCGGATACCACTCCGCTGACCATGCCGACTCCCGCGGAAACGACGCCTTGAATGCCGCCCCACACTGCCGACGCGATGCCCTGGATGGCCGACCATGCAGCGCTCCAGTTCCCGTTGACGACCGCGAGCGCCAGTTGGATGATGCCTTGGATGACGGTGAGTGCGGTGCTGATGATTGTGGTGATGATGGTCCATGCGCCTTGTACGACGGTGGATATGGTGTTCCATAGTCCGTTCCAGACCGTGCTGATGATGGTGGCGGCGGTTTGGAAGATGGTTTGGATGTTCTGTATTCCGGCTTGCAGGAGTGGTGTGATGGTGGTGATGAATGTTTGGATGCCGGTGATGATCGCGGTGAGTGCGGTCATGATGATGGGGCCGATTGCGTTCCAGACGTTTTGGAGGATGGTGGTGATGAGTGTCCATCCGGTTTGCCAGATTTGTTGGATTTGGCTCATGGTCTGGGTGATGAATATGGCGATGGCTTGCAGGATTGGCTGGCATGCGGTGCTGATCTGGTTCCAGATTCCCATGAACCATGTGGCGAAGCTGTTCCAGAGTCGTTTGCCCGTTTCGGTTTGGGTGAAGAACCATGTCAGCGCGGCCACGACCGCGCCGATGGCCACGACAAGCATGCCGATCGGATTCGCATCCAAGGCAGCGCTGAATGCCAGCTGCACGGCGGTAGCAGCCTTGGTCACCGCGCTCCACGCCGATTGAGCTGCCTTGACAATATTGAACGAGCCGGCGAGTTGCTTCAGCCCTCCAGCCGCGCTTCCCACGTCGGAGATCTTGCCAATCAAATCGAACGTGGCCGTAGCGGTCTTCTCCACACCGGAGGCAGTCGCGGAAATGGCCTTCAGTCCACCGGAAACCGTTTTCAGCCCGGCCGAGACGATATCCCAGCCCTTGACCGCGAGCAATGCAATGGTGATGGCTTTCAGGGCGCCGGACACCAGCGCGCCGTTCTGCTGCGCCCACTGCCCGACCGACTGCAGCCAGCCGCCCACGGTCATGAGCGCGCCGGTGAGCGTGTCGAGGACCGCCGCGAACCGCTGTGCCGCCAATCCCGCCGTCTGCCCGGAGTTGTCGAAGCCGAGCGCCTGCGATGCGGCCGAGACGAGCGCCGTGGCCACCGATGCAAGTCCGGTGGCGAGGTTCGCCAGCGCATGCAGGAAGGGCTGGAGAGCACCTGTCTCGATGAACGTGTTGACGAACGTCTTCGCCCATCCCGCGGCGTTGGCCAGGGACTGCGCGGCCGATGCGAGCAGATTCCCGAGCGCGGAGACGATGCCGCCGAATCTCGAGGAGGCCTCGCCGCCGAGGTTCAGTTTGGAGGTCAGCGAGACCATCGCGGCAGCCAGGCCTGACAGCTGCGCCCTGAGGCTCGTGACCGATGCCATGAGCATCTGGATCCCCGGCAGGTTCCGGACGAACGTGGAGAATGAGGTGAGCTTCGCCTGCGCTGTGGGGATTGCCTGCTCCAATCCCTTCTGCAATCCGGCGCCGACTTTCTCCAGCGTCGGTTTCACGGCGGCGGTGAACGAGTCGATGAGCGGTATGGCCTGGTTGAACAGGCCTCGCAGGCCGTTGAGGACCGGCGTGGCCGCGGTCTCGCCGAGTCGGCTCAACGCGGCCTTCACGTTGGCCAGGGCGCCGGCGAACGTGGTGCCGGCGCTCTGGGCGGCGCCGCCCAATCCTTCCTGCATGGCGTCGGCGAAGGTCTGGAAGTCGATCTTGCCGTCCGAGACCATGTCGGACACTTCGGCGCTGGTCTTGTTCAGATGCTTGCCGAGCATCTGGAGGACAGGGATGCCGCTCGACATGAGCTGGAGCATGTCGTCGCCCTGGAGTTTTCCTCGCGCGGCGACCGATCCGAAGATCGTGCCGATGTCGGTGAGGCTTCTGCCGCTGATCTGCGCGGTGTCGGCCACGGTCTTGAGGACCTTGGTGAGCTGGTCGCCTTCCTTGATGCCGGAGGCGGACAGGCTGGCCGCCACGGTCGCGGCGTCACCCAATCCGAACGCGGTGCCCTTGACGGATGCGAGCGCGTCGTTCATGATTTCGGTGACGCTCGCGCTGTCGTGGCCGAGGCCTTTGAGTTTGGCTTGCGCGTTCTCGATGTTGAGTGCGCGGGTGAAGCCGCCTTTGGCGGCCAATGCGGTGATGCCGCCGGCGAGGGTGACGATCGCGCCTGTGCCGACCTTGCCGATTTTGCCGAATGCTCCGCCGATTTTCGAGATGAGGGTGTTGGAGCTTTTCTTGGAGGCTTTGTTGACGGCGTCGCCGATGTCGCCTTCGATGCTTTTGCCGAATCCTTTGCCGGATGGTTCGACGTGGACGTATGCGACGCCTATGTCCTGTGCTGCCATCGTGTTTCCTTATTCGTAGGTTGGGATTCCGATGGCGGTCGGAGTCAGAGGTCGTCGTTGATGTGGAAGCAGGCTTTGAGCCGTTCCCTGTCCTCGCGTTGACGGCGGGTGAGGTTGTGCGTCGGGGTTGGCGGGCGGAGCGGGTCGTGCTCGTGGTCGAACCATGGGCGTTTGCGTTGTCCGGACAGCGTCCAGACCGCCTGTTCGGCTCCGTCGGGCGCGTAGACGGCGTTCTGCAACGCCATCCACGAGTGGCTCGTATGGTCTTTGAGGATTTCGCGGGTCAACGCCCAGGCGAGTCCCCAATCGACTCGTGGACGTTGGCCTTCAACCCATTCCCGGAAGCGTACGGGCCTGTAGATCTGCCCGTACGCTCGGATCCAGTCGTAGGCTAGCGCCGCGCGGTGGTTGTTCCAGAGGTGGGCGAGGTAAACGCTTTTGGGTCCAGTCCGGATTCGTCGGCCCACGCCTTCACCGTGGCAATGAGGTAGGCCATCGGGCGTTTGGTCTTACGTAGCGCGGTCCAGAAGTTCGGCTGCGCGTTCTCGAAGTATGCGAGGAACGCGGCCATGCACGCGCTGGTCTCCTCGTCGGAGAGCGTCGGCCTGCTCTTGACCAGGAGGATGGCCTGCACGAGTTCGATGGGCAGTTCCGCGTTGTTGAGGTTCGGCAGGTCGAGTTTCGCTCCGGCGACCTCGAGGTGCACGTCGGGCTTGAGCTCCTCCGCGTCGGTAAGGTCCACGTCCACGACATGGTAGGTGTTGTCGCTCATTTCGTCTCCGTTTCATGGTTATCGGCGGTTATGGGTAATGGTCCCGTGCGGCCGACCGCCATCGGCCGCACGGGAAGAATCAATGGGCTACTTGGCGTCTTCAGTGACGAGGCCCCATGCGTGGAACTGTTCGCCGTTAGTGCCCTTGAGCATCTTGAACGTCATGCTGAAGTTCATGATCTCGCTGGATTTCAGGCTCACGTCGTCGCGGTCGGACACCTTCGCGTTGGTGCCGTACAGGAGGAAGGGGCGGTCCTGCTGGTCGAGCGCGACCAGGACGAGGATCCATTCCTTCTTCAGGCCGGCGCCCTTGATGCTGATGCCGCCGTCGGATTCCACGTCCACGTCGAAGTAGGCGGATACCACGTCCTTGCGGCCTTCCATCGCGGCGAGCTGGAGCGTCCAGTAGCCCGGGTCCGTGTCGGACAGGACGATGTCGCCGTTGTGCGCCTTGTAGTCGGTGCTGTCGCCCGGCTCCGGATGCAGGACGGCGCCGTCCTCGGTGCTGTATCCGATCGGCTTCTTGTTGGACGGCGGCGTCCAGTTCACGCCGGTCGGCGCGACGAAAGTGCTGTCGCCCTTGGGGAACAGGAACAGCGCGTAGTTCTTGATCAGACGCACGTTGCCGGCGGTATTGCCGTTGGACACGTACCCATAGTCGGTCGATCCGAGCCCGTCCTGCAGGCTGGTTTCGGATGCCGTCTGTTCGACGGCGATGGGTTCTTCGTTGCTGTCAGACATTCCTGTCTGCACCTCGCTTCCGTTCTGCGTGTGGCGGCACGTCTTTGCTTGTCTTTTCTTGTGTTTTCAGTTCAGGCGACGGATACCTCGAGCAGGAGCACGCCGTACGCGCTCACCAGTCTCTTGTCCTCGTCGGTCATGCGTACCGGCCCGGATTCCAGTGACGCGCTGATGAGCGGCGCGACGGTTCCGAGCCTGATGATCTCCCTCGCGATTGCCGCCCACAGGCGGGCGGCCTTGTCCCAGTCGCCCGTATGGTCCTCTCTCATGCAGCGCACGCTCAGCCGCAGTCGCACGGCCTGAGAGATGGGAGTGCTCATGCCTTGCATGGAGTCGGCCAATGTGGCTTCGGTGAAGGGAGGTTCGAGGTCGTTGCGTTCGATCGTGTCGAACGTCACGTCCGGGAACAGCTCCCGCAGCCTGGGCAGGAGCAGCGGCTCCGTGCGCCGTGGGGTGATGGGGATGCTCATACGCGCATCCTTCCGAGCGTGTCCTCCAATGTGCCGTGCGCCTTCTCCACGGGTGCGGGGCAGAGGATGGCCACGCCGTTTCGGTTCGCGCCGTTATGGTCGCGAACCATGCACCGGCTGTCGGTGACGGCCTCGTTGGCGGCGTCGCGCATGCGGCCCCGCAGGGTCTCGTTCTTCAGCACCTGCTGGCTGAATGCCTTTCGGTTGAACACGAATCTGCATCGTTTGGCCATGGGTTATCCTTCCCGTTCGCCCACGGTGATGACGTCGCCGATGTGGCGTCCGTGGAGGTTGTTCCACACTTGCGGCTTTCCTTTGACGGGCAGGAGGATGCCTCTGACTTTGATCAGGTCGGTGGCTTGGATGCCTGTCGGCTGGCTACCGCGGATGTGGATCGTGTATTCGATGGTCTGCGGGCTGGCGTTCTCCTCGGTCTGGTCGGTGGTAGAGGTTGGCGCGACCATCGCCTGGAACGTGCCGACGCGGACGGGTTTGCCCTGGATGGGGTTGCCGTCCGTGTCGGTGGTGGACTGGCCGCGCCACACTTCGATGGTTTCCACTAGGACGTCTCCCCCGTTGCCATGTCGACGCTGAACGCGCGCTGAGCGTTGATGCCAAGGATGCGTTTCTCGTCGTCGCGCAGCCAGAGATCGCCGGTGGGCGCTCCGAAACTGTATTGTTCGCTGAAGCTGCCGGTGGTCTGGTTCATCTGCGTGATGCCGCCGGGAATGTCGTACGGGTCGGCCTGCATGATCCTGCGGACGATGTCGCAGGTGATCTTCGTCAGCAGGCGTGGCCGTTCTTTTTGGAGACGTTGCCAGTTCGGGGAGCGTTCCTTGATGTAGTCGGTCACGTCCGCGAGATGCGTGTCGGCCTTCTCACGTTCCTCGTCGGTGAGTTTGTGCCACCTCTGTTCGAGGTCGACGGAGGTGGCGAACACGTCTGGTTCGACAGTCATGTCGGACTCCGTCAGGCGGTGAGCAGGACGAAGCGGTTGATGTCGCGGATACGGAAGCCGACCTCGATTTCGATTCGCACGGCGAACATGTTGTGCTCCCACAGGTTGACCTGCTTGCCGTCGATGGTGATGGACGCCTGGTCGGAGATGCTGGTCTGCATTCCTTCGACGGAACCCCATGCGGCGGAGGAGAATTCGCCGCACACGCCGAGGATCTCTGCCTTGGCCGGTCCCGGTGTCTCGGATACGGCGGGCACGTGAACGCCCTTGCTGATGTAGGTGCGGTTGCCGAGCACGGTGCTCACGTCGGAGGCGGCGGTGCCGTCGAGGAACAGGGGGCGTCCGTTGTTGTCGGTCGCCTGCCGGAGCACACTGCGACCCTGGGTGCTCAACGCCCAACCGTCCACGGTTCCATCCGCTTCGGACACGAGGTCGTCGGCTTTGTTCAGGTTCTTCCACACGTCCTTGCCGATGCTGACGGTCTGCGCGCTCTTCAGGGTGTCGAAGTCCGCACCCGGAGCGTCGACGAGACCCATGATGGTCTTGTCAAACGTGCGGGCGATGGCTCCCGGACCCTTCGCGACCACTTGGTCGTAGAGAGCGCCGAAGTCTCGGCGGAACTGGTTGGAGAACGGCATGATGACCGCGATGGTGTACGGCAGCATGTCCTTCTTGCCGAAGGTGACGCCGCTCTTCGGCTTCTCCGCACCCTCATTGACCCATGCGGCCTCCGGGTCGCCGATGATGATCGGCACGCGAGCACCGTTGCCGGGCAGTTTCATCTCCGGCACGAGCTGCATGAACGCGCTCTTGTATTTTGCGGTCTGCAAGATCTCCGCCTGGGTTTCAGGAGTGAGGTCTAGACCGTTGCTTTTTCGGGTCATGGACGGATCTGTCATGGTTTGTCCTTTCAAATGAATGTTGTTTTGCTGGTTGGCTCACAGGAGCGTGTTGCTCATGGCGTTGACGAAGTCCTCGCGGCTGGAATGTTTAGCCTTGGCCTGTCCGGTGCGGGCGCTCTGGTCCGCAACCGTGCCGCGGGAACGCATGTCGGCGAACACCTTCATGAGTTTCTCGGCGTATTCGCCAATCTGCTTCTCGTCGTCGCCCGCGAGGACGCTCGGGTCGGTGATGCCGTGTTTGGCCGCGACGTTGGCGCGTATCGTGGAGAGCTCCTTCTCGTGTTCGGCCTGTTTGGCTTCGCTTTTGAGCTTCTCGTTCTCCTCGAGCGCCTTGGAGAGTTTCGATTCGAGGTCGGCAGTCTGTCCGGCCTTCTCCTTGAGCTCCTCGTAGTCGCTTTTCCTGCCGCGTTCCCTGCCGAGACGCTCGTTGATTATGCGGTCGACTTCCTCCTGGGTGAAGGTCCTCAGCTTCGCGTTGTTCACGTCCTTTGGGGCCGGAGAGTGCTGTTCCGGCTCCTGTTGGCCGTCCGCGCCGGTCTGGTTTTCTTCTGCCATGGTTGGTGGCTCCTTTGCTTGTTCTTGGTTTCCACGCCTGACGCCGGCGAGTTGACGGCCATTCTTGTTGGTTTCGCGCATGGCTGCGCCCCGCCCCATCGCTGGGGTGTGAAAGGTAAAAGAAAAGCCATCACGTTTCGACGTGATGGCTTTCTGGGATTCAGAGATTTCCCAGCGCTTTTCTTCGCGCGTATTCGGACCGCAGCTCGTCGGTCGACACATAGTCGCCGACGGACCAGCGCTTCTTTCCTTCGTTCCTGACCCATTCATATTCGTCCTGTGGCATGGAGATATCGCCATACTTGCGTTTGATTTCCGCAAGATGGCGCTCATCGGTGACTTCCTTCAAATCACCGGGCATAAACGTGAAACGGTCGGAACGATCCATAGGCTCAATCATAGCAGTCTCAGATAAACGATCGGTCTGCCGTCGGATGCTCCAAGCCCTTCGAAACGAAGAGCCCTTCCTCTCGGCAGAAGAATTTCGTATTCTCCCGGATGCTGAGTGATCGGCTCCACATACACGCCGGCGCTTCCCGGCGGTACCAGGATTCTTGTGGCGATGCGGTCTTCCCCATCAACGTCAATGCCTCCCTCCTTGATGCTGGTGGCCATGTAGCCGATGTGTTCGAAGGTGCGACCGGTATTCAAATCGAAAAGCGACTCCATGTCGTTGACGTGGAACGTCGACAACCGCATCTGCCTGTCGACCGTGAAACGTTCTCGGGTGATATGGTCGGATATCGCTTCGTCGATGCATTCGACCTGATGGATGACGTCTTTCGACGGGTTTCGTCCGCCGAACAGGTAGCCGTTGATACTTTTGTAGCTGTCTCCGGTCCAATCCATCAAAGCCGCGATCTTCTCGTCGTTGGAGAATCTATCTCCAGGCATCCTGACGCTATAATCCGACAATCTCGATAGTTCGGAAGCGCTGATTGGAATCGATTTGCCGCTCCATCGAATCGTCGGTTGGGCAGTCACACCATCATTGACCTCATCGTGATAGATGCGTCTCAATTGGGCTAGCGTGTCACGCCAGTCGCCGTCATCGCCGGCCGCAGCCTTGGCTGCCTGGTACATTTCACGATACTTGTCCGGATCGTATCCTTTGAGTTTGCTGCTGCCCCAGCTTGGCACGATGTCGCAGTCGCAGTCCGTATGGTATTGCATCTGCCGTCCGGCGGTGTCCTCGCTCAGGTAGGCGAAGCCACGCGAGGCGAGCATAAGGCAGAACGCGCATGTCTTAGCCCCTCGCGGCACACGCGCCCAGCGAGGCTTGGTGGGATCGTTGGCCACAGCCCTCTGCATGGTCAGCCGCCCGACGGTCTGAATCAGATTCTGCACGTATTCCAGCGCCCGCTCCTCGTCAGCGAACGTGGGCCACAGGTCGTCGATGGTTCTTCCGGCGTTGTTGTGAACGGCTCCGTTTTCATCTGGAATGACATCCTTGTAGTGCAATCCCATGAAGTCAGTGTTGTTGAAACCGCCTTCCATCTGCCAGACCGCGCGGTCGGCGGTGATGGAAGGCGGCTCGTATTCCGGCATATCGATTCCGCCGTACTGCGCCCACAGGTCGCGTACGTGGCCGTAGTAGTCGGATGCGAGCCTGCTGGCGGCGTCGGCATACCGGTTGATCTCCGCTTTGATGAGCTCCTGGCTTTCACCGTCCCAGACGAGGCCCGAGACACTGTTGCCGGCCTCCTTCTGCAGGCGGCTCATGGTGTCCGTGTAATCCTCGTACAAATCATTGAGGTCGAGTTCAAGCCTTCTGCGTCGTTCCGGCGGCAGGTTCAGACTGTTCGGGCTCATTCATACCGCCTTCCCTCGCCGCCGTATCGGTCTGCTGCTCCGTCTGTTGGCGCATGCCTCGAATCTGATCGAGTACCTGACCGGCCTGGGCCTTGCGCTGGTCGGCCTTCAGCCGGACGATCTCGCTTCGGCTCAATCCGGCGCGTGTCATGCCGACCTCGCTGTTGGCGAACGAGTCGATGCTTCCAGCGAGCTTGCTGAATGCGTCGGCGCTCATGGAGCTCGACGGCGTGTTCGGGTTCTTCCAGTCGACCTGCAGTTTCATCAGCTCCTCGTCGGGCACGGATGGATCCTGCATCCGTGCCACAAGACGGGCTGCCTGCAGGATCGATTCACCGAAATCCCGGTCGCAATGGCGCGCCTCGATAATCAGGTCCTCACGTTGTGCCTCGGTCGCGTCGGCGGACGTCGGGTTCGCGTCGGACACGATGCCTAGCGAGCTGGCTGGAATGTTCATCGCACTGGCGAACATCGCCGCCCAACTTTTCAGCATCGTCAGATGCGGGTCCATACTCGACGCGGCCAGTTGCGTCACGGTCGGGGACTGCCCGTCGATGTCCTTGCTGATCATGTTGTAGCGACCCATATAAAGCTTTAACGCGTCGTCCGTGCCCAACGAGGCGAGTTCTTCGGAAGTGCCTGTCAGCAGGATTTTTGGGAACGCGTAGAATTCGGCATTCGCTTCGGCGCGCACGATGGTGCGGTTCGCGCCGTCGATGATGGCCATAGCGTCCCGGCTGATGCGGGAGCGTCCGAACGGTTTGACCTCGGTAGCCTTGTAGGCGAGGCGGAACACGCTGCACTCGTTGTCGATGGTGGGTTGCTCATCGTCCACGCGCCACCAGTAGCCGAGACGGCGCTGCACGCTGATGTTGCGGTCGGGCATGTAGAGCACGAGTCCGGTGGCCTCGTTGTTGTCGTCAACGTCGGTGATGGCCATGCACGCCCTGACCCGCCGGTTAGGGTAATCCCAGACGGCGGCCGAGCTTTCCGCGGTATGCGTGCGGATGAGCGGTCTTCCTTCGAAGTCCCGGACGACGCTGAGGAACGAACAGCCGTGAATGAGCGCAGTCTGGATGGCCTGCTGCAGAACGCTAGTGAATCCGATGCGGCTCATGAAGTCCTGCAGTTCGAATGGGTCGTCCACGCCCGGCGAGACGAATCCCTCGAACACGCAAAGCTCAGCGAGCATATCCACAGCCTTGCGTGCCCACCCAAGCGGCGTGTAATGATCCTTGATGGACTTCGGCACAGTCAGTCCAAAATCAACCAGTGGCTCCTTGGCTTCGTAGTAGGCGGTGAGTGTTCGGTTGCGGCTCGCGTGGCGCGTCCATACCTCGGCGAGTTCGCGCAGCAGCGCGTTCTCCTCACCGGAGAGTCCGTCGATGTGCGTCGGCACGACGAGTTTCGGCACCGTTCCGGCTCCTCCCGTAGGTTTCCACCCGTCCGGCGCTGCCGTTGTCTGGATGTCGCTCATTTAGATTCCTCCGATGATCTGTCGTCTTCCGGGATGTCGGAGCGTCGTGAACGCCCCGTACAGGGCGAGCGTGGTGGACACGAGCGGCGTGATGTCGACATCACTGCCGAGTTTGTTCCAAGCGATCGCGCCGGACTGTCCCAATGGACGCGTGGTCGCACCCTTGACGGCCGCGGCCAGCTGCGGCTGGTATTCGTCCCGCGGGTGCTTGAGCGTTCCGGCTTTGAGCATGTCGAGGAACCGGCCGCATGCTCGGCCCATCTCCTGCATGTTCGTGACCGTGACCTTCACATGTGCTTTCTTCAGTTCCGGCAGCAGGCTCATGGCGGGCGACTGCGCGTCGATGACCACGCTGGCGGTCTTCGGCCAGCGTTCGGCGAGCCAGTCCACGGCCCACATGGTTCCCACCTGCCGCGCGTCCTTGATGTTCGCCATCTGGATGATGGCCGAACCGTCCGCGTACCGTAGCGCGGCTCCGATGGTCAGCACGCTCCTGTCCGGAGGCATGTCGATGCCGAAGCTCACGGTTCCTCCATCCGGCACGTCGTCGATGGCCGCGGCCTGCCACAGGTCGGGACTGATGGCGTATGCGGTGGCGGTCTCGTCCCATATGCCAAGCGCCTCACGACGGAATGAATCGTCCGACAGGTTGTTGCGCATGCGCATGATTGCCTGTTCACTTGTACGTTTCGGATAGCTGGGATTCGCTTTAGCCCACTGTTCGCGGTCGTCCGAATCCGCGTCCTTGTCGGCGGCGAGCTCCACGTAGAGGAGGTTTCCGTCATGGTTCAGCGCGTGCATGCGTTTCTCCGTGAACGCATCGCACTGGTCTCCCGGCTTGGGTGGATTGCCCATATACACGACCAGGGGGTTAGGACTCGTGTTCAAAACCGGAATCATGTTGTCCATCGCGCGCACTGTGAGGATCTGCGCTTCGTCGAACACGGCCACGTCCACGCTGTGCAATCCTCGGCCGAAACCGTTCTCGCGGGCGCCGAACATGATGCGGCTGCCGGACGTGAACGTGATCTCCTGTTGGCCGTTTGCTCTGCGGATGCGTTCCACGTACCGGCCGAGCACTGGATTGTGCTCCATCTCGCACATGTCCGCGAATGTCTCGTCGCTGGTGCGCGTATGGTGGGCGGTCCAGATGGCTTTCAGGTTCGGTGTGAGTATCGCCTTGAGGAACAACGCGGTGCCGACGGTGAAGGTCTTGCCGATCTGCCTGCAGCTGGACAGCACGGCGCCGTCCGCGCCACACGCATACTTGCCTTCCGCGTTCTTGGCGAACAGAAGCCACAAGAAGCCCTGCTGCCACAAGTCGAAACGGATGCCGGCCTTACGCGCGGCTTTGTTGATTCGAGTGAACTCGCTGCCGACGATGCCTTCCGGCTGGCGGAGGACCTTGGCGATTTCAGACAATCGACGCTCCGACATCGTCCGTCACCTCGTCTTCCTCATCGTCCAGCAGGTCGGTCAGACCGCCGCCTTGGAGCGCTTCGATGCGTTCGCATACGTCGATGAGCTGGCGGCTGATCGCGGGCAGCGCGTTCGCCGGCGTCGTGGGATCGGCCATGGCCTTGAGCAGCAGGTCACGGTTGTCTCGCAGTATGTCCAGCATGCTGCCGTCCATCATCCGTTCGAAGCTCCGCTGGTCGAGATCCTGCTCCGGCTTCTGTTTCGTTTCCACGGCTTTGACGGGCGGCTTACCATTCCGGTCCCGTGCGGGCCGATTCTTTTTCCGACGCCGATAGTCTTTCTGCCTGCATTTCGCGGAGCAATATTTCTGTTGGCTGCCCTTGCCACTTGGCCTAAATTGCTTACCGCATACTTCGCAAATCATTGCGTTTCCTTCATTCCAAAACCAGTGAGGAACCCGAGTTCTTCGCGCAATCTTGTTGCAGCAGCTTCCGCCCGTGCAAGCGTCTTGAATGGACCTCTCTTGTATGCCTTCCTATTCTTGATAACCTCAACTTGCCATGCTTTTCGATCGTTACGCCAGTAAACACCACGGATTCCGGATTTGCTGTTCTTATTACAGGAAACACGATATTCGGAATTCTCCTGAACCGTTACTGTTCTCAAATGGTCTGGATTAACGCATGAACGGTTGTGACAGATATGATCAATCACCATCCCATCTGGGATAAACATGTTATGAGTCAATGCATATGCGAAGCGATGTGCCGGAACGGACGTCTTTGCCAGACGGAATGTGCCATATCCCTTTGGGTGATGAGCACCGTTCCATTCCCAACATTTACTAGGGTCAGTGCTTCTGAAGTATTTATTAAATCGTTCTATGTCAGATGCTGACGCTTTGAAAAAGGCCATATTCCGCCTTTCATTCAACGTATGCGTAACACAATTCGTTACGCTTAAATTTCAAGAGAAATATCGGCACTGCACCCGAGGCTACCCCAAGGGGGTATGGCCGGGTACCCTGCCCTGGTATCGGAGTCAGATGCCGAACGTTTTGAACGGCATCGAGCTTGATTTGATGTCCTGTTTGCCGGCCAGCAGCGCTCGTGCGTGTTCGTCTGTCTTGTCGCTCTTGAGCCTGTTGCATCTGCGGTGCGTGAGCCTGCAGTTAGTGAAGCTGTATGGATCGCCGCCGCGTGAGACCGGTATGAGTTCGTCTACTTCGGCGCTCATCGGATGTGGCGTCTTCAATGTCTTGTCGACTGGCTTGCCGCAGATGGCGCACACATCGTATGCGGCCAGCACTCTTTGCCTGAGCATGCGCCGCCGGTATCCGTTGCTGACCCGCTCGTTGCGTCGCTTGCTCATGGTTATTCCTTCGTATGAAGTCCTAGCATGGCCGACCACGTGTCGACTAGGGATTCCGTCATCTGCGGATATCCCCTCCCGAGGTTATTCATGGAGCGCCTTCGGCGGGAGTCGAACCCGCGCATACACGCGGCCGCAAGGAAGAGGATCCGAAGATCTGCGACCGGTGCGATCTGCCACTGATTCCTACGAAGGCATGGACAGGCGATTTGAGCTTCACCGCATCACGTAAGCGCGGGATTGGCTTGCCTGCCACTGTTGGTGTATGCCACTCTGACGCGGAGCGGGCGGAGCGTGTCCGATATGCCGTTCGGACAGGACAGTGTTACGCAACCCAAGGAGTTAGGAGAATCCAAGGCGGATATGAGTGAGGGTTCAAACCAAGTCACCTCGGTTTGAACCCTCTAATCCACTGACAATTCTGCGTTGCACTTTCGATTTTGTCAAATCGAATCGCGCCGCAGCACCTGCCGATGCACATCCGAAAGCCTGTACAATGGCCGTCCCTTCTCGTTCTCACCGGCCGGCTGGAGCCTGCCGCGCTTGCGCCACGAACGAATCGTGTTCGCATTGCACTGGAACCCGCACTCGCGCAGCAGCTCCGCGCACTCCCCCGCCGTGAACGCCCTGCCCGATTCGATGCACTCCCGCAGGAACCCCAATCGCACGTCGACCACGCGGTAAGTGTTGCCGCACACCGGACAGTCGACGCTTACCGCTCCAACCTCCGCACTCAGCTCCACGCCGCACAGAGGATTAAGGCACCTGCCGATACCATGCTTGGATGGCGGCACGTCGATGATGCCCAGCGTCTTGCGCGCCAACCGCTCCCAGTCATGCCAAATCAGACCAATGTCCGGCAATCGTGAAAGACGATTGCAATCCGCGCAGATACTCAGGCATTTCAACACGGACGGATGAATCATGCTATCGGCCCATGGCATGGCGGGCGGAGCATACAACCGGCGCCAGAGTGCGATCGCGGCATCCTCGATGGCCTGCATGTGGTCGAGCACCGGCAATCGGATTGGCGTCGGCGCGGCTGGAAGGTTGACGCGTCCAGGCTGGCGGCCTCCGTAGTGCGCGGTCGAGTCCAGGAACTCATGCAGCGAATCCAACCATGATGGATATTCCCGCAGCCAGCCGCGCATCAGCCCATCGCATCTCGCGCACATGGTGTCGCCGACAGCGCATCCTCCGCCGCAGACGAGGCACACGCCGGCGAGCGCTGGCTTGTTTTGGTTGGTTTGTGCTGGTTGTGTCTGGTTTGGTGTTGGTTGGGATTCGTTGGTTGGTTCGTTCATTTGTTCGATTCCCTCCGGCGGTGTAGTCTGGTTTGTGGTGATGCCAGGAGCCCGGCCGGAAGGTCGGGTTTCTTGTTACTCGTGGTGTTGTTGGATGATCGCTTTGATTTCCTCTTTGGAGACTTGCGGCACCAGTGGTGCGATCTCATCGAGGCTGTATCCGGCCTGATGCCATTTGACGATCATGTCTATGAGGACTTTCTTCACTTTCATTTCGTTTCCTTCTTGTTTTTTACGCATTCCGGGCAGAGGCTCTTCTTGAAATCGTCTGCATTTACCTGCCATCCCTCGTATTCGAGCCGGTGCAGCGGTCCGACATCCCACTTGCGGCATTCGCGGCATGCGAGATGGCGGTGGTTCGGACAGAGGCTGTCGCATGGATAATCTCGGTCGATGTGCCATCCCGCGGCTTCCAGTTCGTCCGGCGCTCCACTGTCGGTGATGTCGCAGTCATGGCATTCGACGTGCCAGTGGAGCGGGCAGTAGTGCCTGCCTTGGAGCTCGTCGCATTGCCAGCCGTGGTCGGCGGCCTCGTTGTCGGCGCCCTCGTAGGTCGCGTCGTCGACGGAAAGGCGTGTGTGGCACTCGTCGCAGATGACGAACAGCTCATGGATTTCCTGGTAGCTCATCTTGCCGGCTCCTTGTCGGCTCCGCTCACATGTCTCCAGTCGCAGGACAGGCCGCCCCTCCTGTAGCCCGAGTAGACGACGCAGTCCACTTTCCTCTTGTCGTTCAGGGTGATGACGCATTCACGAAAGTCTCCGTCTTCGTCCTGGGAGCACTGCGATTCAATGGACCTGACCGCATGCGCTGGCGTGGAAGGCTCCGACGCGCTCCCGCATCCGGCGAGCGCCATGCATATGACGGTGATGGCGAGTGTGATGCGTGTTGTTTTTCTCATTTCGTTTCCTCCTGGTGTTTGCGCTATTCGCCGTTGGCGTATCGGTTCCATCCGCGGATCGCGGTTTTGATGTCGTCGTCCGGGGTGGTGATCCAGACGGCGTTCGGACATCCATGGCATTTGGCGATCCAGATGCAGTGCATCTTGGCTCCGATGATCCGGGCGTAGGGTTCGATGCCGGGTTTCCTCGTGCCGCAGTAGGGGCATGGACTGGTCCTATGCCATTTCCTGACATGCGATGTGGTGTGTTTCATGGTTTGCCTTCCGTGATGACGACGGCACGGATGCCGTCCGAAGTTTCGTTCGTATGGTGGCGTAGGTCGCAGTCGATGACATGCAGGCCGACGCCCCGGTATTTCAGGACCGCGTGGACCGGACTCAACCGGATCAGATCCAACGGGCCGTCCAACGTGACGTCATTGTGGGTGAGCGCGATGCATCGACGGCCGATCAGGTCGGCGGGATCCCGGTACTGCCACGCCATATGCTTCTGGACCGTCATGACCTGCCTCCGATCCAAGCGACCAGGACGGCCGCGCACAGGAGCATCATGGCGGCCACGGTCATCACCATGCTCCCTTCAGAAGCTTGCGGTACCACTTGTAGTCGTTGATGTCGCGTCGTATGCAGTCGCGCACCCTGTGCGTGCCGGCATGCGTCTTGTACGGGTCTTCGGGGCAGTCCAGGAACGTGAGGTAGCGGCGGAGCGTGGTCAGGTCGAACTTGCGGTAGGACAGCCACCTGTCCGGGGCCAGGTCGAGACGTTTCAGGAAGTCGATGTCGAAATCCACGTTCGTTCCGGCCGGAACCAAGGTGAAGCGTTGCGACAGGGAGTCGAGATACTCCTCCACGGCATTCGCGACCGCAGCGACGCAGTCGTTCCTGTCGGAGCCGTTCAGCAGTTCGAACAGGAGCCCGTTGTCCGCGTGCATGGAAAACGCCATCGGGCTCATGTCCAACAGGTCGAGACAGTCCGGTCTGATAATGCGATACAGCGAACCATACGAATGTTCGCCCAGCACGTCGGTGCATTCCATGCCGACCTCCAACGGCAGACTGTCATTCCTGTCCGTACCGGTCGTTTCGAAGTCGAGCCAGAGCAGCGCCTCCGGCTTCCCATTCCGGTCTTCGTCCTGTTTCCTCATGATTCTTCCTTCCAATCGCTTTGCCATTCGATGATTTCGATTTGCGTGAGCCGTTGCGCCGTGCCGTCATCCAACAGCCACCACCAGTCGCCGTTCCAGTCGCGTATCGGCACGCTGAGCGGACCACGCCAACTCGGGATGATGTAGCCGAACCGTTCCGCCTCGGCCGGATGCGCGTGCGCCCAACCATGACAGCCGGTCGTACCGGAACCGCACAGTTCGACGATGTTGCACGGCAGGTCACGCATGGCCGGGTCGGCCCGACGGCGCAACTGCCTGTGGTGGCCGCTCCTGCCCGGCCAGACGGTCGGGTCGTGCAGGTTGCGTCCGCAACGCATGCAATGCCAGCCCTGACGTTGCAAGGCGACGCGTTTCGATTCCTGGAATTGCCGGTCGCTCATCGTCGCTCCCTTCCGATTTGTTCGAGCAGGCTGATGCAGGTCGAGCAGTCGCGTTTGATATCGCGGACGAGGTCAAGGTCCATATCGGCGAGCGCCGGACCTTTGAGCGCGTCGAGTTCCAATCGGTCCGCGGCCTGGATGGCCGAGGTGAGGACGCCGGCCATGTGTGCGATGGTCATGGCGTTCATGCCGCCGCCTCCTGTTCGAACAATTGTTCGGCCAATACGTCGCCGGGCACGTTCGCGAGCTGACGGCGCAGCATGTCCGGGTCCACCACGCCTTGGTTGAGCAGGTCCGCGACCTTGCATGCGAGCTCCATGTACGTGTCCGTGCCCTCGCAGGCTATCGAGCCGACTACGCGTTTCACCTCTTCGCTGCCCCACGTGAACCGTCGGCGAACGTTGGAATCCTTTGGCGTGGCGAATCCGCGTTCCTTGCCCTTGACGAGCCAGTTGCGGTATTTCGCGTTCCAGTCGGCCGAGCGGGCTCCCGAGTCGAGGGCCCTGTCGCGGAATTTGTCGGCCTCGATGTCGCAGTCGATGCCGAGCCGGCCGGCGAGCGCCCGGTGCTCCTCGGTGGGTTTCCAGTCGGCTGATATTGGGATTGGTTTTCTCGCGCGCGCGTTACTCTCTCTAGGTTCTATATATGGTTCTTCCTTAGATATGGTTCTTGTGCAATCATGTTGCACACCTGTTTGCACACCTGTCCGTGTTTTTTGCACCCCTGCTTGCACTGCTGGTGTGCAGTCTGTTTGCACTGCTGGCGTGCAGTCGTGTTGCACTGGTGTTTCGGCGTTTTCGAGAGGTGCAGTTTTTGCACCTCTGCTCATGTTGAGGTTCCAGACGGTCGGCTTGTATCCGCCGAGGCCGGACACGATGCGCTGGTCTCCCCTGCTGATCAGTCCAGAGGATTCGAGACTCTTCAACGCGTAGGAGACCGTACGCACGCTGTATCCGGTCAACCGACTGATCGTGCTCCTGCTCGGATACGCTCCCATGCCTTGAGGGTCGGCATGGTCGGCCAGCACAAGAAGCGTGCGGAAATCCGCGTGCTTGATGTCCGGCGCGACACTGTAGATAACCCATGTCAACGCTTGAATGCTCATGATTCGTCCTTAGAAATCCGGTTCGGATTCCGGCTTGCCGAAATCACCGAACGATGACGACGAACCCGAAACCGAGCCCCACGGGTCGGACGGCGGCAACGGTGCTCCAGAAGCGGCGGCCCCGCCCGTATAACCCGCCGGCATGGAAGCCGGATTGCCATACGCTCCAGCCGTACCCCGCTGCGCCTTGGCCACCTGCGCCGTCGCATACCGCAAGGAAGGGCCAATCTCATCCACCTGCAATTCCACGGAAGAACGCTTCTGATGCTGCTCGTCCTCCCACGAATGCTGCGTAAGCCTGCCCTGCGCGATCACACGCATGCCCTTGGCGAGGGAACGGGCGCAATGCTCGGCCAGATCACCCCACACCGTGCAGCGGAGGAACAACGCATCCCCATCGACCCACTGATTCGACTGCCTGTCGAACGTGCGAGGAGTGGACGCGATCGTGAACCCAGCCACGCTCCGACCGTTCTTCGTCGACCTCAACTCAGGATCCGCGGTCAGATTGCCCACCACCGCGATGATCGTCTCACCAGCCATTAGAACCTACCTTTCACGGCGAGAGTCTTGATGATGCGGATGGTCTCGCCACCATCCCTGGTCTTCACCATGTGCGTCAACTGCGCGGCAGCGCCCTGATGGAAACTGTCATCAGGCATCACCTCCAACACCGGCATGGCGACCTCGGACACGAACCGGCCCACCAGTCCGTTGAAACGCACGCCCAACGATTCGAGGATCACCAGCTCCTTCCACGCCTCGGTCTCCATCGCCCGACGGCACGCGCCGGCCACCGCCCTGTCACCACTCGTCATCTTCTTCGTGTCGACGTCCTTGACCGGAGCGTTCGGACTGAAATGCCAATGCGGCAGAATCTCCTTCATCGGTTCCTCCCTTGACCTTGATTGATATGAGATTGATTGATACGAGCCGGACCGCTGGGCGCCATGACAGCAAAGAAGCACGCCCATCGTTCCCACACCACCAAGAAAGCTGAACGAGGCGGGGATGCGGGCGGCGTTGACGGTCCGGCCAAGCGCCGGCGGCGGGATTCGAACCCACAGCGGACGGCGTGACGGCGGAAGACGTGAGAGTGCATGCGTGAAATGCAATGTGAGATGAAGGGACCCCCACGCCTCCGCCATCCGTCCGCGTCCTTGTACGCCGGCGGATACGGTCAGACGTCGCCATCCACGTCATCGCGCGGAGCGAACCTGACCGTCAGCCACAGGGCCGTGGCCAGATACACGCCCTCAACCACAAGCGCGCCCGTCAGACCGCCGCCATGCCAGGTGAGCATGAGCGTCACGCTCACGACCAGACCGACCACGGCCAGCGTGAACTTCAAACGCCTGAGCGTGTAGTTCGGCCTTCCCTTTTCGAACCTGTCCTCAATGCGATAATCGTTGTCCGTCATCTTGCGCCTCCGATGCTTTGAATGAATTTCCTTGCCTGGTCTTTCCCGATGCTCGCCAGCTCCTGGCTTCCGTCGACGTCGAGTGCCATGAGGCTGGCGCCCTTGCCCGTGACGCGAATCGCATAGCCGGTCAAACCGAACATGATCACCGTGCCCCTCGGCGGTACTGGTGACGTCAGCAGCGTTTCCGCGTCGATTCTCCTGAGTGTCATCACAGCTCCTTGTTGATCGTGTCGATGATGAGGTCCACGAGACCGGTGACGTCGAGGTCGACGTATCCGACGATGTGGCCGAGCGACCTCATGGCCTCCGCATCCACGTCCTTGAATGGGTGGACTATTTCGCCCTGGGTCTCGAACTCGTCGAACACTGCCTGCACGCAGGCCTTGCGAATCGTTTTCATGCCGACTCCTTTCCCTCGTATTCACATGTGCTCTGGTAGAGGTGTTCCTTGAAGTAGGCGATCATCGGCTCCTTCGGATACATGACGGTCCGTCCGACCTTCACGAACTTCGGACCGATTCCCGCACCACGCCAGTACGCCAAGGTGCCCTCCTTGATGCCGCAACGGTCCGCGATGTCCTTCGTCGTGTTCATCGGTTTCAGGACCTCAGCGAGCGCAGCGAACGTCGTATCGTCTTCCATCACGCGCCTCCTTTGCGTGTGTAATGCCGGGCGGCGTTAGGAGAACCGCCCGGCCCCCTCCTAAAATCGGTGTCATCCCGCATTTCCGACGTGCGGGCCGAACAGTTAGGAGAAGAATTATGAGTAATGCGACAAGCTGGTTTTATTCCGCGCAAACGCATTTCAACAACGCCTCCAATTCGACGACGGATTACTCGCAGCGTGAGCTTGCGAAGGGATTGAACGATCTCGCGTATGCGATGACGCTTCTGGATAAATCCGTTGATGAGACGAAATTGTTGATTCGCCAAGTCCGTAGGTAAGCCTTGCCGCCTTGACGGCACTGGTGTAGTCGCCGCCGGTGTAGGATCCGTTCCTCAGCTGGCGGCGGCGTATTTCATAGACACCCATCACGCCCCCGCTTCCAACGACGGCTGGGTGCGACCCCAGTACCGGTCGATGAAATAGCGCTGCCCCTTGCCCGTGACCTTCGGAGTGCGGCTGACCGTGGTGTGCCCATCCGCATGGGTGACGGTGGTCTCCTTGATGCGGAACAGGCCGAGGTCCATCGCACGCTGTGTCGGCACGTTGCGATTCGAACCGGACTTGCCGAGATACCCGTCAGCCTGAAGAAGACGGAACAGTCTGTTCTGGCCGATGTCCATCCCGTTCTGCCGGAGCATCTTCGCAAGCTCGCCGACCAGGCACGTGCCGTCGGACGCGGCTACGGCGTCCGCGAACCGCGCTTTCGGCTCCAGTTCCACGATGCGCGTCTGCTGTTCGGCGATGCGTTGCTTCTGCGCCTCCATGGTGCGTTGACCGATCATCACGGCCTTCGCGAGGATGGTCATGTCATCATCCGCGTCTGTGGTGGGAATGTAGCCGCCGGTCCTGCGGATCTGGGGAAGCACCTCATGCGTCACCCAACGCTGGAACTCCTTCGCCTCCGGCTTGCGGGACTTCATCACAAGACGGTAAAGACCAGGCTCGGAGATGATGAGCGGAGCTTTACCGCCATTCTGAGCAATGTGGATACTATCCACATTGGTGATTTCATCAGACTCAAGAATCTTGTGTAAGTCCCTTGTATCTGTCCCGAGGATGTCGCATACGTCCTTGGCGACGAACCAAGGTTCCCCCGCCTCGTCGGTCAAGGTGCGCAATGCCGCTCCCTTGAAGTCGAACTTCTGGATTTCGTTGTTCATTGGATTCTCCTTAGAATCGTTCTCATGTTTTCTTCCGTTGGAATTGGTGATTGGGCGACTTGGGCGTCGGCGGTCATCGCCGTCGTATCCGCTGTCGTGAGCGTGTGGTGGCCGCACCGCAACCGGCGGCAGGCAGGATGGTTCGTCCTTGACTATGACAATGTCGTGCAGGGCATGCTCATGCATGGATTGGAATCGTGGACGCCTCATAACGGCCGTGGTACCCCGGATAGGCTTTTCAGCGTTCTCAACGACGGGGACGGCGATGGATTCAACGTGTCGTTCACTGTTGATGGTGGAGAAGCTGCAATCGTTACCGTCCAGGACAACGGAATCAACCGCGCCGCCGTGGAACCTTCGAACGTTCATGTCGTCGCTCCCGGCGAGACGGTTCTGGTTGCGGTATGGATGGATTCCGATGACGTGGCTCTCGTGATCCACTGGACGCTCCAGCCAACGCGTCTGGGCAGGCGTGTGTACCGTCGCATCCGCGTACAGGGGAAGATCGACCGTCAGCCTTGGAAGCCCCTGCCGGAGCCGGAGCATGATCGCGGCATGAATCTGACCTTGTATCGGCTGACGCATTTCCGCGAGACCCGACTTGCACATAGGCTTTCCCGATTGAAGCGGAACGCGATCTCGTTCCTGCGACGGAATCGATGACCGACAAAATCAGTTCGACCACTGCCACGATGTCGGTCACAGCAGTAATGGCCATCAGAATGATGCTCCTTACAATTCCTCCATGCCCGTAAGCCATTGGCCACCCGAAGAACAGGAAGCCACATGCAACCGTGAAGAACGGCATCAGAAGCAATTCAGCCACTTCCCCGCCAGCGCAGAGCAACACATCGAGCAGGATGCTCATGCCGATCAGGATGGAAATGACGACCAGTGAGCAGATGCATAGTCCGAAAGCCAGATTCGCAATCATGTTTTTTCCTTCAGAGCCTGCGCGGACACGAGATTCACGAGGTTGAGCAGATCATGCGCATCACAGTAGAAGCTCAACCCGTACGATGCGCCGAGCTGAATGGTCAGCAGGAACCTGCCATCACCGAACGCCGGGGTGACCTTGAATCGCGGGTGCCAATCCTCGGGACCGCCCAGCAGCATGTCCTGCGGATGGTCGAACACCGGCTGCTCCTCACAGGCGGCCAGTTCCTCGCGGATAACCTCCCTTATCGCGCCCAGCATCGCCGGGTGCAGGCGTTCGAACTCCTCAACGGAAATCGGGTTCGTGGATTCGTCCGGTGTCTCGGCCGGAATGTTGATGCTCATTTCGGATTCTCCTTTCGATTCATGATTTGGCGAGCGCCGATTGCGGTTCTTTTTCTTCTGAATTTGCTGCAATGAAGATGTCAAGACCGTCTTGCCATTTCAATGCCGGAGCAATCTTGTCGAGAACGCGAATCGGCCATTCCCGTTGATTGCGCATGTATCGATTCATGACGACCCGATTGATTCCAACTGCGTCGGCGACGTCGGATTGAGTGATTCCAAGTCGAGCCATCCTGACTTTTATTGCCTGTGTCACGTATTCATTGCTTGTCACATCACCTCCATTCCCCGAATATTCGGGATTTTGTTCGACGTTTACCGGATATTCGGTGAACATGCTTTCAATGTACTCCCGAATATTCGGTATGGCAAATTCGACACGCCGAACGGTGTAAAGATGTAACTTCCCGAAAATTCGAATACAGTCATCGCTATGGATAGCAGCACAACACGCACCGATCTGGTGATTTGCAAATATATCAGCCAAGCAATGGAAGCCAATGGCATTACCCAGGCCGACCTCTCCAAGGCTCTTGAAGGACGATCAAAAGGTTATGTCAGCGACCGAGTACTCGGTAAAAGAAGTTGGGCAATTAGCGAGTTAGACAGACTCGCTCCACTCTTTGGGCTTCCGGACGCTCTTTCACTGGTCGCGGCAGCCTGTGGGTCAATCTCCAGCGAGGCCGCCCGCGCCTACGAGGCCCGCGAGCGCCAAAAGATCACCGATGACCTGGTGGATCGCATCGCCGCGCATCCGGAGGATTACGTCACTGCCGCCAATGACGATCCGAACAAGATGCTTGAGGCGGAGACGCCAAGAGACTAGATTTTTTTGATGCAAATCAACTAGGGAAAGAAGGAAACCATGTACAGGAAGACAATCGCAACGGCCGTCGCCGGTCTGCTCATTCTCGGGCTTGGCGCATGCGGCAACGCCAGTGACGCCAAAACCGCCGACGCCGGCAGCACGAGCCAATCGCAGACGACGAAGAAGCCGGCAGAGAAGAAGCCGGTAGAACAGCCTGCGGATCTGACCGGCACATGGAAGCAGACCAACTCCGGCAGCACGGATTCCTGGATGGAAGCCGAGATAACGGCCGACACGATCACCGTCCAGTGGGTCAGCGACAACGGCGATACGAAGAGCCTGTACTGGAAGGGCTCCTACAGCGCACCCGACAAGGCCGGCGACTGGAAATGGACGAGCCAGGGAGACACCGCGGCGATGCAGGCGTCCCTGCTCGGCTCGCAGGACGCCACCAAGGACTTCACCTACACCAAGGCGGACGGCGTCAGCTGGGAGACCACCGCGATGGGCACCACCACAGTGGTGAAGACCGCCAAGCAGTGAACGACGCCACATTGACGTCCTGGTCGAAGACACTGGGCGTGCGAGTGGAGGAACGCCGGCTGGCCGGAGACAGGTGCGGACTCTACTACGATCCGCTCCGCCTCATCATCATCGACGAACGGCTGGCCGGATTCCAACGCCGCTGCACCTTGTGCCACGAGCTCATCCATGCCAGACACCACGACCCCGGCTGTGGCAGCCAATACGGAATCAAATGCGAGCGCCGTTGCCGCAGGGAGACCGCGCTGGCGTTGATCAGTCCGGTGGATTACGGCATAGCCGAGGAGATCTACGGGGGCGAGGCGTGGCCGATGGCGGTCGAATTGGGCGTGACGGTGCAGGTGCTGATGGACTACCGGCAGCTGCTTCATGATTCCGGCGTGTGCATGCAATAGTTATACGCCTTTATACGTGCTTATAGAGCCTTATACCCCTTCGGATTCCTTATAAAAAATGACCCCGGCCACCCGCATACCGCGAGCGCCGGGGTGAAAAACATGTGGGAAGAAGCGCCATGAAAGTGACCATTGATGATCTGTGGCTCAAGAATGACGATGATGGCAATCCGCCGAGTCGCGCGGCCAAACGCTCTTTGGCTAACTCACGCGATCCGATGAAGGCCAATGTGCCTGAGAAGTGGCGTAAAAGCCGTTATGGAGTCGGGATGCGCTGGCGTTGTCATTGGACCATCGTCAAGGACGGTAGACGTGTGCAGAGGGTGAAGCAGTTCGCCAGGCTCGCCGAAGCGCAGGAATATGCCGCGGCCATGGAGGACGACATCAGGCGAGGACGTTACCGCGATCCTCGTCAGGAGCTTCGTGTCCTGGATGATGTGGCCGGCGAATGGCTCGCGTCGAAGGTTGATCTGAAACCCGGCACCGCAGGCCGGTATGCGAGGGAGCTGCGCCTGTACATCCTGCCCAAATGGGGTGGCATGACGTTGCGGGAGCTGCGCCCTGACATGCTGCAGGAGTGGGTCGGGCAGCTCATGGACGGTGGTTATCCGGCCGCGTTGCCGGACGGGCGTGATTCGAAGCCGCTGAGCGCGAGGAGCATCCGCAATATCATGAAAGTCGTCCTCAAGGGCATCTTTGACTACGCCGTCTCGAACGGGTGGATCGGTGAGAATCCTGTGGACAGGGTCACCGTGCCGAAGATCGTCTCCGACGACGACATGGTGTTCCTCTCGGTCCGCGAGGTCGAGTTGCTCGCGGACGAGGCGGAGAAGATCGGGAAGCCGGTGGACGGTCTGCTGGTCAGATGGCAGGCCTATACGGGATGCCGCATAGGCGAATCGCTTGCCCTTAAGGTCGGTGACGTGGACGCGGACAGGCGGCGCGCCAGGATAGGCCGCACATGGACTGACGACGGGCACGGCGGCAGCATGCTCGGCACCCCGAAGAACGGCAAGGCCCGCAACATCGCGATACCACGGTTCCTCATGCCGCAGATCAAGGCGCAGATGGATGGCATGGGTGATGACGACTGGCTGTTCCGTGCCACCCGTGGCGGGAACGTCTGGACGAACACGTGGCGGACAAGGATATGGAACAAGGCCGTCAAAGCGGCCGGCATGGAGGACGCTGGCGTGACCATACACAGTCTGCGCCACACATACGCGAGCTTCGCGATCGCCCAGGGCGCGGACGTGAAGACCCTGCAGATGCAGCTCGGCCACTCCTCTCCCAGCATTACATTGAACACCTACACGGCGCTCTGGCCGGAACGATTGGACGACGTGGCCGACGCGATCGGAGCCCTCCGCGAGCGCGAACTCGTGTGAATCGGGCATGGAGGTACCGCGGCGTTTGTATGCATTTGTATGCGGATTGTTTTCGACGGAAAAAATAAGCCCTTGAAAACCTAATGTTTCCAAGGGCTCCGGTCGGGCTGACAGGATTTGAACCTGCGACATTCTGCTCCCAAAGCAGACGCGCTACCAAACTGCGCTACAGCCCGTTCATGCACTCCCGCACGTGGCAGGTGAACACGAGTTTCCATTGTAGCGTATGGTAGGACAACGACAGGCTAGAATGGCAAATACTGGAGGGAACGCGCATGGGACGTCATCAGCAAGCCGAGGCTTCAGGCATCATTTCCTTCATGGCATGCGCCACTCTTGCATGGATCGCCATGGACCTATATCTGCAATTCGCTCCCGCCATCTGGCGTGTCACCCAACGCCTGTTCACCGTGTGTGCCGGAATCACCGCGGGATGTGGAGTCATCTCGTTCACCTTGGGGTATGCGCGCAACTCCAGGTCGATGACGTTGAAACATGGCTGGACCATTCCTATTCGCCGTATCTTCGAGATACTCGCTTTGTCCGTGGTCTACGCGTCGACCATTTTCGTCACGGCGTTCATGCTGCTTTCCATTGCCAGCAACATGATGGGGTTGCGCACGTTAAAAGGCTATCTGACTGCGCTCTGCGCCGCGATCTCGGGGGTCGTAGGCTATGTCACGTTCGTACAGGCGGAACTCATGAATGCCAAGACCATCGCATCCTTGTTGCCGTTCTTCGTGGTTTCCGGTGTCAGCATCGCAGGATTGACGTCCGATGATCCATACTGGTACAACAACAATTTCTCCCAATTGGGCGATCGAACCACTTTTGCTGCTCGTATGTTCAATTCGACATTGATGTTGGCCGGCGTCTGCATCGTCATCATCAGCTATTTCGCGATTTCGGAGCTCATCACCACGCACCGTCTGCAGATGCAGTATCTGTCTGCAAGCGATGAAAAAGAAGCTCCCAAACACTTCAAGGCGCGGATTCTTCTGCTATCGACCATGCTGACGCTCGCAGGCATCGCCTTCATCGGCATCGGCATGTTCCGTTACACGCCGCATCCGATTCTGCACAACGTATTCGCCCGCGGTCTTCCCTGCCTGATGAGCGTGCTGATGATCGCGCTGCCTTGGCTGGCCCCGCAGCTTTCAAAAGTAGTATATGTGATTTCAGACCTAGCTATCGTGATCGGGGCTCTTGCCGGGTTCCAGTGGTTGGCGGGGCGTAACACGTTGACGAACGTCGAGGCTCTTGCCGGCATGATGTTTCTGGGCTGGTTCATCATCTTTTCACGGCAGATTGCGGCCATCGAATCCGATCGTGTGCAGACGCAGCTTATTCTGGCGCAAACCAAGCGGCCAGAATCCGTCGAGGATCTTGCGGAGGTCAGCGAAACCGTTCCTGGAACCGTTTCCCGACTCTCGTCGGAAGTCTAA